CTTTTTTTTTGGACCTTAGGATATGAAGCGTTGGCTCCTACTACTCTACTTCCCTTTATCTTCTTACGCCCAGTGCGACCTTGAGCTCCTTGACTTTAACTCCGTGAATGGGTTGGTTACGGTGGCGTTTCACAATACCAATGGTTGCGGTGGTACGGGCGGTCCCGATGGGGTGTCCGAAATTCAATTCGGATTCCAAGCTGTAGACGAGGACTGTAATGCCATGAATATCGGGTGGGACTTCCCGTTTGAATTTTCTATCTCGGGCACAAACAACCATCCCGGATGGATATTCTCTTCTACTACTACTGAGCTCGGAGGGAATTGGACGAACCTGTATGACGACTCTCTAGACCCCCCGTACTATACGGGGGATACGGTCTCGTTCCCTGTATTCAATTCATATCAGAACGATTGTGTGGACGGTGAGTTCTCCGGCTTTGCTAGTTGTGAGCTTTCTAACGTCATCGACTACTGGGCTAGTGAAGGGTACAGCATTCAGGTTGTGATATGGCAGATTAGCTATGGCGCGACCATGTATTCCGACGAAGGCGGTTGGGCTGAGGTGGGTGGTCTTGGTGGTGGCGTCACGCCTGATTGCTGTGGCGCTTATGAAGACGAGGAGTTTCTAGATAATTGGATTGTGGTAGGCCCATGCGGTGAGCCGCTACCTGAAGTCGTCGTGGACACGGTGTATATCGAGCTACCAGCGGATACCGTTGTGATAGTAGAGTACGACACGCTATACATTGAGTTGCCGCCCGATACGATTCTTTTGGTAGAGTACGACACTACGTTTGTGGAGCTCCCTACCGATACGATTCTTTTAGTGGAGTACGATACCACCTATATCGAGTTGCCACCTATTTCCGTGGTGGTTTGGGACACGGTCTATATTACGCTTTTAGACACCATAATCGTAGAGGTAGACTGTCAGACTGGGCAGGAGTGCTTAGAGGTTATCGAGTGCCCCATATATGCTCCTAACGCCTTTACACCGGACAACGACGGGGTCAACGACACTTGGTTTATTGAGGCTCCCAACGACTGCTGGGACAACGTGTACATCAGGGTGTATTCTAGGTGGGGAGATTTGGTGTGGGTTTCGAAAGACTTCAGCGAGAGATGGGGTGGTGGTTACGACAAGGCTTATGTTCGTGACGACGTGTATGTCTATCACTTTGTGGCTAGAAATATCTATAGCAATCAGTGGGTTGAGCGTTCTGGTCACGTGCTAGTATTGAGATGATTATCTTTATAGAATGATTGATTCAGTCCGTCAAACCGTGCTATCCATTCTTAATAAGAACAATTACGGTTACGTATCTCCATCCGACTTCAATCTCTTTGCCAAGCAGGCGCAGCTAGAGATTTTTGAGAACTACTTTACTGGCCTCAACCAAGCCATCAACGCGGAGAACGCGCGTATGTCTGGTACGGACTACGCCAATATGACAAAGGGCATCAACGAGGACATCGACATCTTCTCGGTGTCTAAGGATTTGACACAGAATACGGGAAACCTGTTCTTTACACCAAGCGTCACAACCACCAGTGACGACTACTACTTGCTGAACAAGGTGTTGGTTAACGGAGCTGAAGCCGAGCCCGTTACGCATAGCCGCATCACCATGTTGGCCAACTCGAACTTGACGGCCCCATCGGCTCAGTACCCTGCCTATACCATCGACAACCCTGCTGCTGGTCAGGTGGTCACCATCTACCCTACAGGCACTACGTACGCACAGGGCGATGTGGTGTGCCAATACGTGCGGTATCCCTTCGACCCGAAGTGGACTTACATCACGCTTACCAACGGCGAGCCTGTATTCAATCAGTCCTCTACAGACTACCAAGACTTTGAGCTACCTATCGATGACGAAACGCGGCTCGTGTATCGCATCTTGCAGATGGCCGGCATGAGCATCCGAGAAGGCGACGTCTATCAGTACGCTAACGCAGAAGAGAAAGAGCAGTAATGGCATACATCACAGACTACCAGTACTACGAGAACGGGGGTAATGCTCCTGAAGACGCGAACTGGGGAAGCTACCAATACGTTTCTTTAGAGGATATCGTCAACAACTTCCTGTTGATGTACAACGGCAACCACTCCCTTGTCAATAACGAGGAGCGGTACAAGATTCTGTTTCATGCCAAGCGTGCCATTCAAGAGTTGAACTACGATTCCTTGAAAGAGATTAAGGTTCTTGAGCTAAGCGTCTGTGACAGCTTGCGCTTTGTCCTACCTCCAGACTATGTCAATTGGGTACGTATCTCCCTGTATAAGAATGGAATCCTTCGTCCGTTAACGGAGAATATCCAGACAAATTGGAGTTCGGCGTATCTGCAAGACAACAACTGCCGTATTCTTTTTGACGAGCAGGGAGCCATCCTGCGACCTCAAGATTCCACTATCGATTACGACAGGATTAAGGGAACTAAGCAGAGCATTTACCTCAACGGAAACAATCAGTTCGATGGGCAGCTTGGATACTGCTGCGACGGCGCTTGGTATTTCGACTACAACATCGGCGCCCGCTATGGCTTGAACACGGAGACTGCTAACGCAAACCCCACGTTTAGCATCAACAAGAAGGGGGGTGTCATCAACTTCAGCAGTCACATGGCTGACGAGCTGTGCGTCATCGAGTACGTTAGCGACGGCATGGAGGGTGGTAACAACGCTGAGATTAGCGTGAACAAGATGTTCGAGGAATATGTGTACGCATACATCCAGTACGCCATCCTTGACGCTAAGTTGGGTGTACAGGAATACATCGTTGGTCGAGCAAGAAAGAAAAAGAACGCGCTTCTGCGCAACGCGAAGCTTCGCGTCAGTAATATCCATCCCGGTCGTTTGCTGATGAACATGCGTGGTCGCGACAAGTGGATTAAGTAATGGCAAATCTGGTAAGGAACTTCATCAAGGGGCGTATGAACAAGAGCGTCGACGAGCGCCTTGTCCCCCAAGGAGAGTATATCGATGCCCGCAATATTCGTATGGGTTCCACCGAGGACTCGGAGATTGGAGCGGTAGAGAATACCAAGGGGAACACCCGCCTTACCAATTTGGTTTACCCACCTACGGGTACTGCCATCAGTAACAAATCAACTTGCTTAGGAGCGTATAGCGACGGTGCTAACGAGACCATGTACTGGTTCGTTCACGACCCTGCGTTCACCGAGGGCGGTACACAAAAGCTCGACCTCATCGTTTCGTACAATATGCGTAGCGACCTACTGACGTACCATGTGGTCAGTATCGAGGACGCTTCCGACCCCACGAATAGTAAGACCACGCTGAACTTCGACCCGCAGTATTTGATTACTGGCATCAACTTGGTTGATGGGCTGCTGTTTTTTACCGACGACTTTAACCCTCCGCGCCGAATCAATGTAGGCACGGCTTATCCTGAGCCTGTGGCTTTTCAGGATAGTGGCGTTTTAGGAAACGACATTCTCGTCATCAAGCGCCCGCCTTTAGAAGCCCCTGTGGTAGCCCCTGTTGCGGTGGTCTCTAGGGAGAACTACATGGAGGACAGGCTGTTGTGCTTTGGTTACCGTTGGGAGTATGCCAACAATGAGTACTCAGCAACGTCTATGTTCAGTGCTCCTGTATTTGATAGCGAGCCCTTTGCGTTTACCAATGAGTCGTACCTCAACGAGGGTATGGTCAACTCCGTTCAGGTGTGCGACGTTACGGTGCGTACTGGGGACTCTTTGGTTAAGGGTATCGACATCTTGTTCAAGGAGATGGATGACAATATCATCCGTGTCATTGAGAAGGTAGACAAGGCAGACTCCGCTTTGACGGACAACTCCGACTACACCATCCAGTTCAGCAAGCAAAAGATTTTCACCATCCTTCCGGAGAGTGAGATTCTGAGGCTGTATGACAACGTCCCTAGGTTGGCTAAGGCACAGACCTTGATGGGCAATAGGATTGTCTATGGCAACTACCTCGAGGGGTACGACATGCTTGACTCTGACGGCCAGACTAATAAGCTTGGATACAATGTGTCATTGGTTCAGACACCTTTGGACAACGACGACCCGGCAATAGAAACCCCTGAATCTTATTCCGCAACGAGCTTGCATAGCAATCGCAACTACGAGGTTGGTATTGTGTATATGGATGAGTTCGGTCGGTCTAGTACAGCCCTTACCGCCCCCAACAACAAGGTTGAGGTTGAGTGCGGGCAGTCTATTTTCCAGAACCAGATTCGTGTAACTATTCCGTCTATCATGTCCGCCCCCGATTGGGCTTCGCGATACAAGTTCGTCATTAAGTCTGACGCGGACCTGTATGAGACCATCTACACCAATCAAAACTTTGAATTCCCGGCGGATTCTGGAGACGTGTACTTCCTTCTTGAAGGAGAAAACGCCGCAAAGGTTGAGAAAGGAGATAGGTTCATCGTGAAGAGGGGCACCTCTGGCGCCGTTACATCTTGCTTGACTGCCAAGGTTCTAGAGAAGAAGGCTTATGGTGTGGGGGAGCTTGACGACAGCAGCTCAAGTGCATTGGTGCCAGCGGTAGCGGGTACGTACATGAAAATGCGCCCAGACTTTTCGTATGGACCTACTGAAGACGCGGCTGGAAATGTTTTGGGTAACGTCAGTCCCGGTAAACAATCTGCCGGAACCAATGGCGGTAACGACCAGCGAACTGAGAACGGTGTTTTTTCTACTGGCGACTTCCCGTACTTGGTCTATCAAGGCTTTGATTCCAACAGCATCCCTCAAGGTACACGCATCCGCCTGACAATGAATTTTACTCGTCAGGGCCGTGGCGACGCAGCGTGTGAAACGAGGACATTAGACTTTGACCACACGTGGGTGGCTGATGCAAACTATACCGACATCGTTGATTGGTTCTATGGGGACCCCGATGTTGAAGCTGTTATCGAGGCCGCATCGGGCGTGTCTGGAGACCCAGCCGCTGCCGCTCCGACAAATCAGGTAGAGCCAGAAAACACCAGTAACGCCAGCGACTTCGGGGTCTCGGGAAACTTACTTGTCAACAAGGTCTTCTTCAACACTCACGCCTCGGTGCCTCGATTCATTGTTATTGGAACTGAGAAGTGTGACGGACTTTTAGGCTCGGGGAGTAGCCCTAACCGACGGTCTCGAGTTGATGCGGAGTGGACAATCACACGGGCTACTGATGTTGTTGTTTTTGAGACGGAGCCCTCTCCAGCTTTGCCCGACCTGTGGTATGAGTCGAGCCAGTCTTTTATTATTGACCCACTAGGCAACTACTATGGGAACGTACAAAACCAAACCTCTTCACAGCCCGCTATTGTAGATACGGCGTTCTTCAACTGCATCACGTATGGTAATGGCGTAGAGAGCTACAAGATTCGTGACTCGATTAGCGGCAAGCCCATCACCTTGGGAAACCGCGTTACTACGACCAGCGACGAGCGGTTCGCTGCGGTGCGACGCTTTGCTGACCTGACGTATAGCGGTGTCATCAACGATGAGACCAACATCAACAAGCTCAACGAGTTCAATCTTGGGTTGCTGAACTTCAAGCCGCTAGAGGACAGCTATGGCCCTGTAGAAAAGCTCTTCGCTCGGCGTACCGATATCCTCACGTTGCAGGAGGATAAGATTAGCTACGTATTGGCGGGTAAGAACCTCCTTACCGACGCTACTGGTGAGAGCGTGGTTACGTCTGTGCCGGAAGTATTGGGTAATCAGGTGGCCCGCGTTGAGGACTTTGGTATCAGCAACAACCCCGAGAGCTTTGCTGAGTGGGGGCCGCACAAGTTCTTTACCGACGCCAAGCGCGGCTCTGTCATCCACCTCTATGGCGATGGGCAGAACGAGCAGCTCACGGTCATCAGCGAGAACGGTATGCGGAGCTGGTTCCGCGATGAGTTCATTGACAACTTCAATACGCAGAAGCTTGGGGGGTACGACCCGTATATGAACGAGTACGTGTTAGCAAGTAACGGTACATTCCTACCCGGTCAGGAGGATTGCATCGAGTGCAATACGGTGCAGACGTTCCTGCTTACTCCGGGAGTGAAGAGCTATTGCGTTAACCTAGGCAATATCACTGGCGACGTTTCCATTAGCTACAACGTAATTGAGGCGTCTCTACCGGACTCGGCTACTATTACCACTACGTATGGTGGTTCGAGCGTTACCACTGGCCCGATTACTTATGGTGCTCAACCCCCTGTGCCAGATGTAAATAAAAATTCTATTACGGACAACACCGTAAAGATTGACCTTAACTACTCAGGTTCAAGACGTTTCGTGTTGCAGGTTCAGGTCAAGTGTCCTGACGAAGTGGACTTGAATTTGAGATTGATTACGGTTAACCGACCTAATGAAGCACGGCAATCCATCCATAGCGAATTCTTATGGCAAGATGGTGTGTTCGTCTCTCCTTTGAGCAGTACCGCCGTTACGTTTGAATACGCCGCGCTAGGTCCTGTAATCTCAGACTGGCAGGAGTTTACAGTAGCTCAGGGCAGCAACCTTGGTCCAACCAATGGTAGCACTATTACCATGGCGTACAATAGGATTGGCACGGACAACTATACGTTGCGCCCTTCCGACACGTTCAAGTGGTTGCGTACTAATGTTA